CAAGCCCGTGGAGGATACCGAACGCGGTCGGGAGCTGGCCGAACTGTGCCAGAAGGCGGTGGTCAACCAGCCGATCTGGCGCTGGCTCCTGCGCGACCTCATGGACGCCGTGCTCATGGGGTACGTGGTTATCTATCCGATCTGGGATACGACTACGACGCCATGGTCGTTCAAAGAGTTCCAGTTCTGCGACCAGCGCGCGTTCATGTACGACAAAGACACGCTGCGCGAGTTACGCATGCGCAAGGATGGCGAGATTCAAGGCGTGTCGCTTCCGCCGGGGTTCGTCGTGCACTACCCGCAGATCCGTGCGGGGCTGAAGCTGCGCGCCGGGCTAATCCGCCTGGTCGCGGTCAATCACCTTTTCAAGACGTCTGACATCAACGATTTTATGGCATTCGCCGAAACGTTCGGGATGCCCCTTAGAATAGGCAAATTCAATCCGGCTACGGTAACCGATGACGAGCAACAGACGCTTCGCGAGGCTTTGGTCAATCTTGGGCACGATGCCGCTTGCATGCTCCCCGACTCAATGCAGATTGAGATTCTCGACGCTCGTAGGCCGCCTAGCGGTGATAACGTTTTCCTCGGGCTCGCGCGCTACTTTGACGCGCAGCGCACGAAGGCCATTCTCGGCACCGCACCGAGCGCCGAAGGGTCGAGTGCCGGACAAGGCGCATCGATCGCGCAGGCCCGGCGCGAGGTCCGGCAGGATCTACGCGAGGCGGATGCGCTTGCGGTGTCCGCCACCTGCGATCTGATCATCAACCAGTGGCGGCAGGTGAACTTCGGCGTGAACACGCCCGAGCTTCACTTGGAGATCGATATCACCCCGCCGGCGGACATCGAAAGCTTCACCGCGGCGATCCTGCCGTGGGTGCGCGAGGCGGGGATGGCGGTTCCGGAACAGTGGCTCCGCGACCGGCTTCAGATCCCTGCGGCACGCAAGGGCGAAAAGATGCTGGAGGCCCCGCTCATGCCAGGCGCTCAACCTGGCGGCGACCACGCCGGCGCCAAGCTGGACGGGGCTAAACGGGGCAAGCCTAGCCCTTGACGCTATAGTTACACTACGTCACTGTAGCCGCATGCGATTCTCAGCGGTGGCGAAGGGCGAAGTTCTGGAAATGAACTTTCTCGGGAACGTCGGCGATAGCTGGGCGCCCGATGGCGTGAGTTACAAGCGCGTGAGCAAAGCGCTGCGCGACAACCCGCAAGCAACGCGGCTGAAGATCCGCGCGAACTCCTTTGGAGGCGATGCCTTTGAAGGGCACGCGATCCGGAATCTGCTTCAGGCAAGCGGCAAGCGTGTCGAGATGGAAATCGACGGCGTCGCTGCTTCGGCAATGAGTGTGATCGCGATGGGCGCGGACCATCTCGCGATCGCCGAAGACGCGCAGCTCATGATCCACAACTCCCGCGCGAGCGCGAAGGGCACCGCCGTCGATCTAAGGTCAAACGTGCAGGCGCTAGAGAATCTCGACGACGCGATGGTCTACGTCTACTCCGCGCGCACCGGAAAGCCGCAACGCCAGATCCGCGAATGGATGGATGCGGAAACCTGGTTTAGCGCTAAGCAGGCGAAAGAACACGGTTTTGTGGACGAGATCGTTCCCGCGAAGGGGATGCGACCTCAAGCCGACGCGCGTTTCGGATTCCGATCGCTCCCGGAAATTTACGCAGATCGGTTGCAACAGTTGCCGAGTGCAACTACAGTTGCGCCAGATACCGATATGGACGAACAAGCTCTCACCCGAATTCTAGCGGAAGCACTCGCACCGTTCGCGGAGCGCCTAGCGAAGTTCGAGGCTTCGGCTTCGGAGCCGCCCCCGCCGCCAAAGCCGAAACCTAAGCATGAACCGCGGCAGCCGCAACCAGATCCGGTGCCCGATCCGCAACCGGAGCCTCAGCCGCAACCGGAGCCGCCTATTGTGCTCCAGGCGCCCGTCGATGCCGCGACTGCGGAGGTCCAGGCGCTGTTCGAGGCCGCAGTTCTGGCGCGGTTCGAGGCGTTCGTAGCGCAGGGCAAGTTGCTACCTTCCGCTCGCGAACACTTCGTAGCTGCGTGCAGCACGCCGGCGGCACTAAGAGCCGTGTCGGCGCTCTACGACAACGCGCCGGTCGTAGTGGCTACTGCCGCCGCGCACATCCCCGCGATCAAGGGCAGGCCCGCCAAACAGTATTCCGCGGAGGCTCAAGCATGGGCCGAACGCGCAAAGATCGATATCTCCCAGCTGGATAGGGTTCAATAATGGCTGCTCCACTCACGGGACCGCGCGACGCAAAAAAGCGGATCGGCGAAGTCTGGAATTACCCAGTCAAGCTGGGCGAGATCATCTACAAGGGCGCCGCAGTTTGCCTGGACGCGAACGGTGAAGCGGTCAACGCATCGGCTATCGCGACCTTGGTTACGGCGGGCGTAGCGCGGGACACCGTCGACAATACCGACGGGGACAAGAGGCTAGATGTCGAGGAAGGCATCTACATGTTCCACAACTCCCCGCCCGGAGCCGATCAGATTGTGCAAGGTGATGCCAGGCACCTTTGCTACTGGGTAGACAATCACACGGTGGCTGCGGTCGCGACGGGGCGCCCGATCGCCGGCGTCATCAAGTCGCTCGACGGCACCTTGGTGTCAGTGGACATCGTGTCTTTTGCCGCTCCCGCTGCGCCTCCGGTTGCGGGACGCCGAGAGTCCGACAAGCCCGATGATCACCCGCTGTTGCCGGGGGCTACTACCGGAAATCCTCCCGGAGCTGGCGTCGGCACCGGACGTCCGGGGCATCCGAGAGACACTACAGCAACCTCCAGCGACTATAAGGCGCCATGATCAACGCAGAAATTCTCGAGATTCTTTGGAAACAGCTGTCGAGCAAGTTCTCCGAAGGTTTCGGTGCCGGCGAGACAACGGCAGTCGACGCGTTCACTACGACGATGCCATTGGGCACGCGCACAATGCGGTTCGACTGGCTCGGGGACTTCCACGAATTCCGTAAGTGGGTCGGGCCGAGAATCTTCAAACAGCTAGAGACCAAAACTTATGAAGCGACGTACGACGATTACGAACTCTCGCACCGCGTACTGCGGCGAGACATTCGTGACGGCATTATCAGCCCGTACATGATGCAAGCGTTCTCCGGCGGCGAAGGCGCCCGGCTGCTCAAGCCGCGGCTCGCGGCTGAAGCGCTGGACATCGGCAACGCCGCGCCCTGCTACGACGGCCAGAACTTCTTCGATACCGAGCATCCGATCGGCGAGGACGGGGACGAAACTCTCGTGTCGAACTACTTCGACGCGGGCGGTGCGCAGGCGGCGCACCCTTGGTACGTCGCAGACCTCTCGCGGTCGCTGAAGCCGATCATCGTGCTGGAGCGGGAATCGCCGCAGTTCGTCAGCTACCAAAATCTCTCGGACCCGAGCGTCTTTTTCAACAAAGAGTTTTTGTTCGGTGCGCAGGCGTCGCTCGGAACCGCGTATGGGCTGTGGCAACAGATCGTTCGCTCCGAAGGGGACGTTACGGTTCAAAAGTTGCTCGACATCCGCACTGCGATGGCGGACTTCCGCGGGGACTTCAAGAACGAGGCCGGGCGTCGAAAGAAAATGGGCTACGACCCCACGCATATCATCTTCGGCTCGTCTAACCGCGACAAGATTTTGACGATCCTCGATAGTCCGATGCTCTCGGGCTCCTATACGAGCGACGTCATGAACCCCGGCGCGACCGACACCGCGAAGCAGAACCCGGCCTACAAAATGCTGATCCCGCTCTACGTGAGTTGGCTACCGTGAGCCTCTTTAGGAGGGATCCCGTGAACGCCAAGTACGACGAGTTCCGCTTGAAGCTGCTAAACCGCAGCCCGAAGGCGTTGAAACAGATGGCGCAAGACGCTGGCTTTCCGCAGCTCACCGACACGACCGACAAGGAAGTGTTGTTAGAGGAACTGTTCGGCTACAGCGAAGGCTTGCCCGTGGCGACCGCTCCCGCACAAAAGGCCGGCGCCCCCGTGGCGCCTGAAGCTGGTTCTACCTCTACCAGCGAGCGCGGACAGGGTGCCGCCGGTGCGCCGGCCACTGGGCCATGCCGGTCGGTACGTGCCATCGCAAAGCATTACCGTTGTGGACATCTTTGGACCTCGGTACAGCAGCTGATCCCTGTCAGCGAGTTCAACGAAACACAGTGGGCGGAGCTGCGCGCCGACAAGGGTCTGCGGATCCAGGATCGGTGATGCCGTGGCCGCGTACGCCACGATCCAGGACGCACTTGATCGGTACGGCGAGGACTATGTCATTGTCAGCTGTGATCGGGACGGCAACGGTATCCTGGACGACGAAGCGCTGGCACTCGCTCTAGAAGACGCGTCCGACTGGATCGATTCGTACCTCGCGGGGCGGGTCGGGTTGCCGTTGATCCCCCCTATCCCGCGGCGCTTAGTCAAGGTCTGCATCGACGTCGCCATTTACGAATTGTGCGAAGGCGCGCCGACCATGACGACGCAGAAAAAGGAGCGCTACGAATCCGCGAAGGAGTTCATGCTGGACGTCAAGACGGGGGCTCGTCGCCTGACATTCGATCAGGAACTTATGCAGAGTCCTAATTCGACGCAGTCCGCGCAGACCGTGATCCAGCCGCAGCAAAGGGTTGAACGGGTCTGCGGCTCGCGCCTGTACACCCGCGACACCCTGCGGAAGTTGTAGTCATGGCGGCGCTGAAATTTAGCGACGAGCAGATGCGGAAACTGCTTCGCCGCGTCACTCAGATCGAGCAGCGATTACGGGCTAACGGCACGCTGAAACGCCAACTCGGGAAGCTTCTCACCGAACAGACCCGGCGCCGGATCATGGTCGAGAAGACAGCCCCGAGCGGGCGTAAGTGGAAACCGTGGTCCCCCGCCTACGCTGCGACGCGCAGCGGCGGGCACAGTTTGCTCGTGGACACGGGAGCCTTGCACGACTCGATCAAGTCGACCGTGACGAAGGACGGTGCATCCGTCACAGCGGGCGTTCCGTACTCTGCCGCGGTCAACAAGCGTCGGCAATTTCTGGGGATTTCGACGCGCAACGCGCAGGAACTTGACGCCCTGATCTCCGATTGGATGACGCGCTCCCTATGAGCACCCTCACCGAGTTTCGCGCTGGGATCGCTAACACGCTTCGCGCAGACCCGCGCCTGGCTGGCGTGACGGTGTTCGAGCACGGCGGCGACTACGATCTCCACGAGGTGAAGCGCTACGCGAGCCGCACGCCCGCGGTGATCGTCTCGCTGGTACGTGTGGAGTGCGAGACTAACTATGGCGGGATTCCGCTAGCCGATATCCTCGTGTGCTGCATGGTCCTAACCATCGACAAGGCTGGCCTCACAAAGGACGTGTCGAGCATGGACGTCACCCATGCCCTGCTCAACATCCTTTGCCGGCATCCGCTCTCGGATTGGGGGCTACCCGATCTCGGCCCCCCGAACGACGTAAAAGCCGCGAATTGTTACGACAAAGATATCGACGCCGAAGGCATCTCGCTGTGGTCGGTGAGCTGGTGCCAGGACGTCGAACTCAGCCCTTACGCTCCGCTGACGTCTCCCGTCGATGATCTGGACGCCATCCACGCGACCTACGATATCACCCCGCGGGATAATGACGCGCCGTTGGGCGAAGTTCCCGATGCGGAGGACGAAATTGACTTGACGTGACGTGTTGCTATAGCTGCGAACGTACACTACAGTTGCCGCAGGGAATAGTAGATGACGATCTCGTTCAACACCATTCCGATTACACTCTACACTCCCGGATCGTACGTCGAGTACGATGCATCTCGCGCGACGCAGGGCTTGCAAGCCGTGCCGCACGAAGCCCTTCTGATCGGCGCCAAGCTTGCTACTGGTTCAGCTGTCGGCGACGTGATCTATACGCCTCGCTCGCCGGACGAAGCGGTCGCGCTGTTCGGGCCTAACTCACAGCTCGCGCAGATGGTTGCCGCGTACAGGCGCAAGGATTCGCTAAGCCCCCTGCACTGCATCGCGCTTGAGGACGCCGCGCTGGGCGTGAAATCCACTGGCTCGATTGTAGCCTCCGGCACGGCTGACGAAGCGGGGGCAACGCCACTTTATATCGGAGGCCGCAG